TTTGGTTGGTTAGTAAATCAAAAATATTTTACAGAAATTACTGATTTAGATTTACGTGAAAAAATGTTTAAAGAGCAATTAGAAGAAGCAGAAGCACAATTGATACCTTTTGGGTATATAAATGATGGAAGAGATTCTTATGAACCAGAAACCGTAGAAATGGGTGGTGAAAAATGGGTAGTAGATGAAAAGTATTCTACGGAGTATCTACATTAATACGATGAATATTTTTTGGTTCTTTGATTTGATCAATTAATTTGTCTATGTCGTGTTTTAAATCGGGTCTTAATTTTTTTAATTTTTGTAAATACCTTATAGATTCATTAAATATCATTTCAGGATTAATTCTTAATTCGTAAAATTTATTTCTTGTTTCGCTTTTTGTGGTTAAATATAAATGCTCTGGTTTTACGCAATATGTATTATTACATGATTGATGAACTATTTTATTTTGTTCAATAGGCCCGTTATAGGCAATATACGCAAATCTATGTGCAGGAATTGATTTTCCATCATATGAAAACATACCATAACCCTGCTTTGTTTTACTTGCAGTCCAGAACCAACAATCATTTGTTCTTAAAATTTTTTTTTCAAATCTTTCAATAGCCTTCTTCATCTTATTATTTATATTACAATAAATAAAAACACCTCCAAAATCAGCTAAAATATAAATATATTGGAAGCATTTTTATTCAAAATATTTTAGGGAGAGATAATATGGCCTTTCAAGTCAGTCCAGGAGTAGCCGTAGCAGAAATCGACTTAACTACTAGAGTACCCATTCCTTCTATTTCGGATGGTGCTATAGCTGGTAATTTAACATGGGGTCCCTTGGAGGAGGCTACATTAATTACTTCAGAAGATGAGTTAGTATCTGTATTCGGCAAACCAAATGGAAACACTTATAAAACATTTTTTAGTGCCTCAAGTTTTTTGAGTTATTCTAATAAATTAAGAGTTGTTAGAGCGGCTAATACATCAACCGCTAAAAATGCAGTATCAGGTGGTACTGCAATATTGATTCGAAATGATAAAGAATATCAGAATACTTACGAATCTACAACAACTTCAGGAACAAGTTTCACAGCAAAATATCCAGGAACCCTTGGAAATTCATTGAGGGTTTCTCTTTGTGTTGCAGATAGAGCAAATACAAAAGTTAACGAAAATGATAGTACTGTTACTTTAGCAGGTAATACAGATTTTCAGCTTTCTGGTAATTGTTCAAATAGTGATACTGGAGCTGGTATTACAGGAACTGGTACATTATTTGATACAGAATTAAGAGTTGGAGATGTAGTTGTTCATGGTTCTAATGCTGGAATAGTAACTGCAATTACTTCTAATACTGTATGTTCAATATCAAGAGCTAATGGCGGAATTGAAACTACAGGTCTTGGAGACGGTAGTGCAATGACTGATGCAACTCTTGTACGAAAAAAGAGGTCTGCTTTTGAAGAACCTGCTGTAAATATGCAGGGTTCTATCTCAGCATCGGCAGATGGTAATGAAATTACAGGAGTAAATTCTAACTTTACTCGACAAATTCATAGTGGAGATATCATCATGTGTAATGATGATACAGGTGTTCCAATTGAACGAAGTATATCAGGAATTACAAATACAACTCATATGACTGTTTCTTCTGCTTTTGATAGAGCAATAACTACACAGGGTACCTGGTCAAGAAAATGGGCATATCGAGATTCTTTTGAGAAGGCTCCTCTTACCACCCCATATGCTTATAACGAAACTGGTTCAAAAGATGTTGGAGATGAAATTCATGTTATAGTAGTAGATGAAGATGGAGAAATTTTAGGAGCAAAAGATAAAAGAGGAAACAAAACTACTAGAAATTTTCAAGTTATTGATCAATATGAGGGATTATCAGTAGCAAATGGAGCTACAGGTACTACTGGAGACACTTTATATTACAAAGATGCAATAAACAATAGTTCCAAGTATATTAGATGGACAGATCACTCTGCAATGGGAGATTCTCCTTTAGATGCTGGATCTAATAAAATTACTCTTGATTGGGGAAATACTCTTACAAAAGGAAATACAAGTGCTAGATTTCCTGGAGCATTTAGTGGCGCAAGTTCAAATGGTATTGTGGAAGCTAGTTTTACTGGTGGAGTTGATGGATTTAGTTCTTCGGCTTCAGATGAAATTACTGCTTATAGTTATTTTAAAGATCCTGCAAAAATAGATGTTTCTTTAATAATTTCAGGTGAAGCATCGAATACTTTGTGTACATATTTGATTAATGAAATAGCAGAAACTAGAAAAGATTGTGTTGTATTTGTTTCTCCTGAAGAAGCAGATGTTGTTAATAAAGAAGGTAGTGAAGTAACAAACGCAGTTGCTAGAAGGAATGCATTACCAAGTACAAGTTATGCTGTTATGGATGGAAATTACAAATATATGTTTGACAGATACAGTTCCGTTTATAGATGGGTTCCAATGAATGGTGATGTTGCTGGAATTTGTGCCCAAGCAGACAATGTTAATCCTTATGTTTCTCCTGCAGGATTTACAAGAGGAAATGTAAAGAATGTGGGACATTTAGCATTTGTACCAAATAATGCTGAAAGAGATGATTTATACATAAATGGAATTAATCCAATAGCATCATTTCCTGGAAAAGGAAAAATCTTATTTGGTGATAAAACTATGTTAGGAAGACCATCATCTTTCGATAGAATTAATGTACGTAGACTTTTCATTATTTTAGAAAAAGCTATAGCAAATGCGGCTGAAAATTTATTGTTTGAATTCAATGATGAATTTACACGATTAAATTTTATTTCTATAATAGAGCCTTTTTTAAGAGATGTTCAAGCATCGAGAGGTATAGAAGCATTTCAAATAGTGTGTGATGGTTCAAATAATACGTCTGCTGTTATAAATAGAAATGAGTTTAGAGGAGACATTTTCATTAAACCTACTAAATCTATTAACTTCATAGGATTAAACTTTGTTGCCGTGGCTTCTGGAGTAGAATTTTCTGAAGTCGTTAACGCAATTTAAGGAGATAAGTAAATGGCATTCGACATAACATCTTTTAGACATGCAATGACCTATGATGGTCAACGGCCTAATCTATTTAAAGTTCAAATACCTAATAAGGGGAATCTTTTTAATGGAACTGGTTTAGAATTGTTTGCTAAAGCGACATCAATACCTGGTGCTACAATTGGAACAGTTATAGTGCCTTATTTTGGTAGAGAAGTTAAAATGGCAGGAAATAGAACTTTTCCAGAATGGACAATAACAGTCATTAATGATGAAAATTTTTCAATAAGATCACAGTTTGAAAATTGGATGCATAGAATTAATGATCATTCTTCAAATAAAAGGACTGCTGGTTCTGAAGGAACTCGGTATACAAATTTAGCAACTGTTCATCAATATAGTAAAGGTGGGGCAAGTGATGTGGTCACAGCAAGCTATTCCTTTGTTAATGTATTTCCGACTGATCTTTCAGAAATTACTTTAGATTGGGGAGACAATGATACTGTTGAAGAATATACTGTAACTTTTTCATATGATTATTGGACCCGTAAAAAAGGAGGCTTATCCGGTGGTACTGGAGAAATAGCTGATGATATCGTAACTACAGGTGGTCCTGCTGGAACATAAACCATCAAAAACATAATTTTCTGATTTTGCGAGTGAATAAATATAAATTAGTACAGTACTATTATAATTATTTAACTCGCATTCAGGAAATTACATGCCTATTGAACTATTCGGTTTTTCAATCGGAAAAAAAGAACAAAAGAACGTAAAAGTTCAAACTTTTGCGGAAGCAGAATATGAAGATGGAGCATTGTCCGTAGCATCAGGTGGTGTTTATGGAACATATGTTGATACAGAAGGTGCTATAAAAAGCGAGTCTGAATTGATAAACAGATATCGTGATATGGGTCTTCAAGCAGAAGTAGAGAACGCCATCGATGACATTGTTAATGAAGCAATTGTAACATCAAAAGACAAACCCGTTGTACGAATTAATGTAGATAATTTAAATGTCTCTGAACCCATTAGAGACAAAATAAGAGCAGAATTCAAATCAATAAGTAGACTTTTAGATTTACAGAATTTGGGATCTGATGTTTTCAAAAGATGGTACATTGATGGTAGAGTTTATTATCATGTTATCGTTGATGAGAATAATTTAGAAAAAGGTATTCATGAATTAAGAATATTAGATCCTAGAAAAATAAAGAAAATACGTGAAAAGAAAAAAGAAAAACAGCCTGACGGTAAAACAAAAACCTCTGTTTTAGAATATTATGTTTATAATCAAAAAGGGATTTATCAATCTCAAGGACAAGTAATTGGAACTGCATTTACAAGTGCCGCCAGTGGTTTAAAGATATCTCCCGATTCGATTGTATATACACACTCAGGACTAATGAATGCTACACGTTCATTAGTCTTATCCTACCTACACAAAGCAATCAAACCATTAAATCAACTGAGAATGATTGAAGACTCTCTGGTAATTTATCGTATTTCACGGGCTCCAGAGAGAAGAATTTTTTATGTTGATGTTGGTAATTTACCAAAATTAAAAGCAGAACAATATATGCGTGATTTAATGACACGATACAAAAACAAACTTGTATATGATGCAAACACCGGTGAAGTTAGAGATGATAGAAAACACATGTCAATGCTTGAAGATTATTGGATGCCGAGAAGAGAAGGTGGAAGAGGAACAGAAATTTCTACCCTACCTGGTGGTTCAAATCTTGGGGATATTGAAGATGTATTATATTTTCAGAAAAAACTTTACAAATCACTAGGTGTTCCTATTTCAAGACTTGAATCAGAAGCAAATTATACAATTGGTCGTGCTACAGAAATATCAAGGGATGAAGTTAAATTTACACGTTTTGTTAATAAACTTCAAAGCAGATTCAGTTTAATGTTTGATGAGATTATGGAAAGACAATTAACACTCAAAGGCATAATGTCTAGAGAAGATTGGAAAAATGTTAAGAATGAAATATTTTATGAATTTGAAAACGATAGTCATTTTGCAGAAATAAAGCATAATGAACTTTTTCAAGATAGATTAAACATTTTAAGAGATTTACAAGATTATGCTGGAAAATATTTTTCACATGAATATATAAGAAAGCATATTTTGATGATGACTGATGATGAAGTTAAAACTAATGATGAACAGATGCAAAAAGAGTTAGACGATCCTAGATTTTCGGGAGAGGAAGAAATGCAATTTAATTCTGTAGAAGTAGATACGAACAATAAACAAGATATTAATGAAGATATTGATAAAAAAATTGAGGAGAAATTTGAAGTTGCGAAAAAGGAAAATGAAATTAAAGATAAAGTAAATGATATTCTTTTTTCTGTTTTAGAAGATGATGAAAAATTTGTAAGTTAAAAATTTATAAATTGATTCTGGTGAAGATTTAGGTGCAGAGATATAAATGAAAGACGATCAAAAAGAACCACAAGACTTAGATTTAAGTAAAGTTTTAGCTACTGCTCTTGCTTATACTAAAAAAACACTTAAAAAGACTAAAGAAGAACTTGTTGTAGGTATAAAAGAAATTTTAGATCCTGTAACTGGTGAAAAAGTCAGAGTTCTTGAAATCAAAGGTACTGAAGGTTCCAAGGGCGAAAAGGGTGAAAGAGGAGAGCAAGGAGATCCTGGCCCGAAAGGTGAACGGGGAGAAGACGGGAGAATTGGGCCTCAAGGTGTTCAAGGACCTCGGGGAGAGCAAGGAGAGACTGGACCTGAAGGACCTCAAGGGGAAAAGGGAGATCCTGGTGATGATGCTGAAGTAACTAGACTTGAAATTGAAATAGAAGGCATCAAAAAAGTTGTTAAAGATGTTAGTACAAAAGCAACCCAAACTGCACAAAAAGTAGCAGGAGGAAGTGGTTGGGGTGAAGGAGGCGGTGGAGGAGGAGCCTCTGGCGTAGATGGAACGCATGGATCATCTGGTTCTGCAGGAACTTCTGGAACTGATGGAGTAGATACTGCTTCATCGGGAACTTCTGGTGTTGATGGATCATTTTTAGGCACTCATGGTTCTTCTGGATCTGCTGGTAGTTCTGGAGGAACAGGAAGTCATGGATCTTCTGGTTCTGCAGGAAGTGCTGGAAGTTCTGGATCATCTGGCTCTGCAGGAACATCTGGTACTGCAGGATCATCTGGATTAACATATGCTTCTTCTGGATCATCTGGCTCTGCAGGAACATCTGGTCGTGATGGTGGATCTTATATTCACATTCAATCTTCAGCCGCACTTGTCTGGTTAATACCCCATACTTTAAATACTAGACCATTAAACATATTAGTAGTAGATACTGATTATAATGTAATCTATCCCGA